GGTGGCAAGATTGTTTGTGTAATGACACGTTGGTCTACAAAAGATTTAACAGGTATGTTGGTATCAAAACAAAAAGAACCTAAAGCAGATCAGTGGCACGTGGTCCAGTTTCCAGCAATCTTGGACCATGGATCTAAAAAAGCTAAACCAGTTTGGCCTCAGTATTGGAAGCTAGATGAATTAGAGAAGGTCCAAGCAACACTACCGGTTGGTAAATGGAACGCGCAATGGATGCAAAAACCAACGTCTGAAGAAGGTGCAATTATAAAACGTGAGTGGTGGCGTAGATGGGACAAGGATTGGATACCTGATTTACATCATGTAATACAATCTTATGACACAGCATTCTTAAAAAAAGAAACAGCAGATTACTCTGCTATTACAACATGGGGTGTATTTTATCCTGACAATGATTCTGGACCTAATTTAATGCTTCTTGATGCTATAAAAGAACGTTTAGAGTTTCCAGAATTACGTAGAAGAGCGCTTGAGCAGTATAAATATTGGAATCCAGAGACTGTTATTATAGAAGGTAAAGCCTCAGGAATGCCTCTAACTTATGAATTAAGACAAATGAATATTCCAGTTGTTAACTTTACACCGAGCCGAGGAAATGATAAGCATGCAAGAGTAAATACATGTGCACCTTTATTTGAATCTGGAATGATATGGGCTCCAGAACAAAATTTTGCAGATGATGTTATTGAGGAATGCGCAGCATTTCCACATGGCGATCATGATGACTTAGTCGATAGTATGACTCAGGCCGTTATGCGATTCAGACAAGGCGGCTTTGTCCAACACCCTGAAGATTATGAAGATGAACCCACAGAGTATAAGGTAAAAGCGTATTATTAATGGATGAAATTATAAAATTATTAATGAACATGGGTAAAACCAAGGAGGAAGCTCTTGAGTTTGTTGGTAAAGAAATGCCTGCAGGTGGTATTGACGATGTTGGATCTAATATTATTAAACCGATTACTAAAAAAGTTGCAGGAGACTACCCGTTAATAGGATCACGAATCACGGACCCCACACAACAAGGTCAATTTGGTAAATATTTTATACAAACACTAGATCCTAAAGACAGATACAATTTAATTAGACAATCTATTGATGACCAAAAAGAAAATTGGCAAAAAACTTTTGAATTTATACGTACAGGTGGTTACAAACTAAGTGCTTTACAAAAACAAAACTTAAATCACAATTTAGGCGTACTACAACGGTCAAAAATTGTACTTACAGACATTACAAAAGGATTAGAGTCACAAAAAATTGACGTAGAAGATCTTTATAGTTCATTTGTTAAAAATAAAAGATTTTTAGGCAACGAAAGTACCGGTTTAAGCACTGAGGGTAATGATATTTTAGAATATATAAATAAATCTAAAGAAAAAATAGAAGATTTAACAAAAACAGGAGCAAAACAAGAAGAAATTTTATCACAACAGAAAAAAGACAACGATGCACGTATGAAAAGACTTTATAACGGACGTGCGTACGAAAAAAACGATGGTAACTACAGAGCACTAGGTGGTTATCATTTACCCAAGCTCCATGAAGCAGGAATCATTAACCTTGACCCTAAAATATATGAAGCAATAAAAAAAGGCGAGTATCATCACGGTGGTGCAGAATTTTTTGCGCCTGATCCTAACAGAGTTTTACAATATCACTTTGGTACAAAAATATTTGACGATCTAGACGATGCAATTAACAAAGCAGCAATGGATGGTGAGATTGCACTTAAAGGTCCAGACGGTATGATAAAATTTTTAACAGATAATGACTATTTACCATTTAAAAAAGACGGACCAGCAAATGCATTAGATTATTTAAATGATGTAGAAAAATTAGAACGTGTTAAAGAGTTAGACAGTGCAACTAAAACTATTAAATCTGGTCAAAGTAGTTTTTACAAAACACCTGATCAAATTATGGATAGAGTTATGCAAAATGCTAACGATAAAAAACTATATCTTGAATCATTTAAACGAACACACCCAGGTAAATTTAAATTGTATCAAAAAGATATATCAGAAGAACCTTTCTTTGGACTGGGGGATGTTGGTCAATCTGATCTTTTTGGTGATTTATCTGATTTAACATATCCTAAAGACAAAGGTGATTTACTTCCGTTTCCTAAAAAAGAAGGAATTAAAGCTGTTGACGAAGACAAAAGATTATTAACTGACGATGAAGTTATGGATTACGAAGCAGAACTAGGTGATTCAGAAACCTGGATGACGGATGGTACTGTTGGTGAAGCAAAAAAAGCTTTAAAGGATCGTAAAGACTATGAAGCAGAAATGTTTGACATGTATAAAACAGGTAAACTAGATCCTGAAGCTGGTTCTGTTACTAGAGCTAGATTAAATTTTTTAAAAAATAAACTTGAAGAAGCAGAATTATCTGGAGATAACAGATTAATAAGTGAGGATGAGATATTTGAATTAGAAGGGTTAACAAAAAAATTTAGAAAAGAAGATTTAGAATTTAAAGTACAAGAACAACCTGAAAGAAAATTAACAGATGAAGAAATACAGGAATTAAAAAATTTAGATGATGACCCTGACTTTGACATGGCAGACGGAGGTAGAATAAATTTTCAAAAAGGATCTCCTAGAGGGGGGTTAGGATTATTAGGAGCCGCAATGAAAAAACCTGGATTTGTTGATAAAAATTATGTTGATAAAATAGTTACAGATAATTTAGAAGATATTAAAAATTATTTTATGAGTAAATACAGCATAGAAATTGCTAATCAAAAATTTAATGAATATTTAAATAGTTTAACTAGAGATGACGTATATGATGAGTATGATGAAAAAAAAGGTTATACAGGTTTCCTTAAAGAAAACTTTACAACAAAAGATGGAAAAGATATTAGAATTCCATATAAACCCGATAGGAATTTAGATATTCAAGGTTTATTACAATTGTTTGATGAATCTGATAAAGGTACATCATCTTCAGATGAAACAAGATTTAATAGTTCTGATATACTTGGTAAATTTTCAAGCACAGAACGAGAGGTATAATGAAATACATATACAACCCAGTAACCGGAACACTTGATGATGTAGAAACACCTAATCTAGGTGAGAAGTATTTTGCTAGCGCTGAGACTGATGAGATTATTAAAACAATAGATGATAAGTTTGGTCCAGGTACCGTGTTTCCTGCATCAGATGCACCAACCCCTCCTAAGACTATCGAGAGAGATATGTTTGATAATGCGTTTAGAGATAACGCAGCAAATGGCGGAATGATGAGACAAAACTATGAAAATGGTGCTGAGGTCATGACTCTTAATCCATTGTTTCCAACAAGAGATATAGATTCAGATGATTTTAGACCAATAGATGTAGGTGGAGCAGTAATACCCCCTCTAACTATTGGTGCAGGTGCTAAAAGATTGTCTGACATACTTTTTAGTAAAAATGAAGATGAGTCTAAAGAAGAAATTGTAAATAGATTAGAAAAAATTGAAGAAGATAAAAAAGATCCTGATCAAGAACCACCTAAAGATCCTTTTGATCCAGAAAAACTTTTGGAAATACTTGAATCTACAACTTACAATGTTGCACAAGAAAGAGTTAAAAAGAAAGCTTTTAATTATTTAAAAAATAAAATTGAAGAAAGATCTTTTGAAATAGGTCAAAATGAAAAATTAAAAGAACACGATAGAAGAGCAATAATAAATAAAGAATTTAAAGAACTTTTAGGTAAAAATATTTTTGTAAATTCTTCTAATAAAAAAGGAGAACTTTCATATACTTTAAAAGATAGAGGTAAGACTGTAGAAACATCAAAAAACTTAACTAGTATTATAAACAAAAGAAACGATCTTAAATTTAAAAAAGAAAAACCATTTAGAGATAAAGGTTTTGTTCCAACAAAAGAATTTACACAATATCTAATTAATCAAGGAGTTAACTTATCTAATACAAGTAATGCAGCAATGATGAGTATAATAAAAAATTATGGAATTGATACAGCAGGAAAATTTGGTGAAGGAAATTTTTTTGTTAAACTTCCTAATGAAGAAACAGTAGATATTTTAAAGAAAAAAAACATATCTTTGGAAGATAAAGTAGAGGTAACAAGAAATCTTATTAAAGAAAATGACTTAAAATCTTTTAATCAAATAAAACAAGCATTGAATATGGAAGGATATGGAATTTTAACTAATAAAGAAATGAACAAATATTTTCCAGAAATTAGAGCACAACATTTTACTGATAAAGATTTTAAATTTACTAAAACACCTCAAGCAGTTCTTCAAAAAATAAGAAATGATCTTATAAAAAATTATGGCAGCCCAGAAATGGAAAGACTTTTAAAAAGTGTTAAACGTGCAGAAGGTTATGGAGAAGCTGTTCATTTAATGCACACTTCTCCTAAAGAAAAAAAATCAAAAGGTTTATATAATTTTGCAGACCTATCTTTTGGAACTGCTGAACAAAATATAGAATATAATCAAGGTTTAGATTCAATGCGAAACAATTTAACAAATGCTCTTAAAGTTATTAAATCTGATTACGAAGGCAAAGACATAAATCAAAAAATTAAGGTTCCTTTTAATTTACGAGAAAAATTTGATTTTCCAAAAGAAATGACCATTAAAAAATACGTGGATAGATTAAATTTTATGTTAACTGATTTATCTTATTTAAGTAAAGGAAAAGTAAGAGGAGAATTGTTAAATATTTATGGTAATAAAATGAAATTTATTGAGAATCCCGCAATTGATTATTCTAATATTGTTGGAAAAGGTTTTTTAGAAGGGCAGTTAAAAAAATATGAAGGTTTGTTTAAAAAATTTAAATTAGAATATAATAAAAATACAGGAAAATCTACTGGACAATTAGCAATTGGTGAAGATTGTTACCCTATTCTTAAAGAAGGAAAAAAACTTACTCAAAACCAAGCAGAAACATTAGTTACTATAATTGAAAATTTATCTACACAATTACTTCCTGCATCACAAGACGAAACAATTTCAATAGACACGGTAAAAGATATTTTTAAACAAATTCCAAAAGCAGACGGAGGCGTGATCCCTGATCAAGAGATCATGAACTATGCAACAGGCGGAAGAGTTAACTTTGATGAAGGTTCTCCAAAACCGCAACTTGAAGGTAATGATTTTTTAAACGAACTAGAATTTAAATTTAATAACATTGATAATGTAACATTAGACGACACACCAATTACATTTGACGATAGTAAATCTAGCGCTGCACAAGTTGCAGATTTAGCAAACCCAAAAAACATTCCATACTATGCTGACATGGCGGTAAGAGCAGGATTAAGAGTTGGTGAGTTTGGTGCAAGAATACTTCCTGCAACAGGTCAATTAATTTCTGATGTATTACAAAAACCAATGTTTAAAGTTAAATCATCTTACGCAAGAGAAGATGATAATGAGATACTTGACTATGGTGAAACACCGGAAAACAATAATGTAAAATTTGTTGGCGGACCTATATTTAAAAACTTTTTAAAAAACATAACACCAACATCAACAGAAAAACTAGTCGGCCTTGATACAATAATTAATGAAGAGAAAAAGAAAATGATAGAACGAGGTAGTTCATCATTACCTGTCAAGGTTGCAGAAACTGCTGCTCTTGGCGGAGAGTTAATTGCACCTATATTTCCTGGTTTAAAATTATTAAGAGCTTATGCTAAATCAAAAAGTCTACCTATTAATGATGACACTAAACAGTTGCTAGAACAAGATGTTGACATGGTGTTAGAATCAAACGGTATGGATAGAAGACAGTTTTTACAGATTACTGGGACTGGCGGTGCTGTTATACTTGCTAAAATGTTAGGTTTTGGAGATGAGTTTGCAACAGCAACTAAGGTTGCAGAAAAAGCTACAGCTGAAGCTGTATCAACATACCCTCCTCCATATTTTTTTAAACTTGTAGAAAAGATTAACTCTATGGGTGATGACATAACAAAAAAAGCTGCAACACAAGATAGACAAGTAGTTAAATCATATAAAGATTATGAAATGACTGAAGACGTTGCAACAGGAGAGATTGTAATTAGAAAAAGAAATGAAGGATCTTTTTATGATCAAGATGGTATAATTTCTGATGAATATATAGTTTATAAACCAGGTCGAGCAGATGAAACCACTAAAACGACACCTCCAGATGAATACGATGAGTATACTGTAAGACCAGACAGTGAAGGTAAATTAAAAGATTCTGAAGATGGATTAGACAGTATAGAAGAAATTTTAGAAGAAGTAGGTGACCCTAATTCTTTAACACTTAAAAGATGATAAAAAGGTTGACAAGAACTATACCTCCATTAAGAGGTCCTAACCCACAAGGGTTGAAAGTTCCATTAAAACAAGTTAAAACGATTACAAAAGGAAAAATAAATGGCCGATATAGAAAAAGCCCTACCAAACATAAATAACAAAGTTGAAGTTGAAAGACCAGAATTAGAAGTTGACCTTGTAGATCAAGGCACAGATTCTGACATGCCTTTTGATGTTACGCCGTTAGATGATGGTGGTGTTGAGTTAGATTTTGAACCAGGCATGCAAAAAATTCCTGGAACAGAAAACCATTTTGACAACCTTGCAGAATTATTACCAGAAGATATTTTAGATCCTATTGGATCTGACATGCATTCTAACTATCAAGATTACAAATCATCAAGAAAAGATTGGGAAGATAGTTACATAAAAGGATTAGATCTTTTAGGATTTAATTATCAAAACAGAGCAGAGCCTTTTCAAGGAGCTAGTGGTGCAACTCACCCAGTGCTTGCTGAAGCTGTAACACAGTTTCAAGCAGGAGCTTACAAAGAATTATTACCTGCTGAAGGTCCAGTTAGAACACAAATATTAGGTGTATCTGATCAACCAAAAGAACAGCAGTCACAAAGAGTAAAAGATTTTATGAACTATCAAATTATGGATGTCATGAAAGAATATGAACCAGAGTTTGACCAAATGTTATTTCATTTACCTCTTGCAGGTTCAACATTTAAAAAAGTTTATTATGACGATTTACTAGGACGAGCTGTATCAAAGTTTGTTCCAGCAGATGATTTAGTCGTTCCGTATTCTGCTACC